CCGCACTCTGAGCAAGATGCCCTTTCGCCCACTGCGCTTGAGTCGGCTTATGAGTGGTACACCTCCGGTCCGCGTCAGCGTTTGCAACCGGGCGGAGCCATTGTGATAGTTATGACTAGGTGGAGCACGCTTGATTTAACTGAGAAGCTGTTAAGACGCATGGGCGAAGACCATGCAGATAAGTGGGAAGTCTTGGAACTTCCTGCTATTTTAGATAGCGGTAAACCCTTGTGGCCTGGTTTTTGGAAGCTCGAAGAACTTGAGTCAGTGAAAGCTTCTTTGCCGGTGGCCAAGTGGAACGCCCAGTACATGCAAAACCCCACCTCTGAAGAGGGAGCTTTGATTAAGCGTGAGTGGTGGCAGATATGGGAGCACGATGATCCACCCCCTTGTTCGTACATACTGCAATCTTACGATACCGCTTTTAGTTCTAAGCAGACTGCTGACTATAGTGCCATTACCACCTGGGGCGTGTTTCGGCCTAGTGATGGCGCACCTGAGTCGATTATCTTGCTTGATGCTAAACGTGGGCGTTGGGACTTTCCAGAGTTGAAAACCACAGCTTACGATGAATACATGTATTGGCAACCGGATACTGTCTTGGTAGAATCCCAAGCAAGTGGTACGCCTTTGACCCATGAGTTGCGGATGATGGGAATCCCAGTGGTGAACTATCGACCTACCAAGGGCAAGGATAAAGTTACTAGGGTGCACTCAGTGTCACCTGTGTTTGAAGCCGGTATGGTGTGGGCTCCAGAAGCTATTTATGCAGATGAAGTCATGGAAGAATGTGCAGCTTTTCCGTATGGCGAAAACGATGATTTTGTAGATTCGACAACACAGGCTATACTAAGATTTCGTCAAGGTAACTTTGTGCGATTGGCAACTGACGAAGAGGATGAAGAGCCAATCCCTAGACAACGGATTTATTATTAGAGGTTAATATGTCAAAAACAAAATTCATTGAAAGCATTGCAGAGCTAACCAAAGAAACTGCCAAAAGAATCAAGGATGGAAAGATTATTGCTAAGTCTAAAGATCCCAAAGTTCAAAAAGCTATTGACAAGAAAGTTGATGAGCTGACTGGCATGAAAACTTTGCCAAGCGGTAGAAAAATTAAAAAAAGAATGACCGCTAAAGAAAGAAAAGAAATGTCTAAACCTTTTAACAAAATGCTATCGGATGCACAAAAAGCAAAAAAAGGCAGAACAGAAAAGCAGTTTGACGCAGCAGTTAAAAAAGATATGGCTGAACAGGCTAGGATTGACAAAGTTAAAAAAGAAAACATGGCAGCTGCTAAAAAACCTAAGAAGTTTGCTGGCGGTGGCATAGCTCTTAGAGGTTTAGGTAGGGCGTTCACAAAATCAAAAAGATAAATGGCAGTAGAAAAAGCAATCACCATTGAGGATCAAGTAGATCTTAAAGTTAGAGACAGATCCAAAGAGATGGAGATTGAGGTTGATGTTCAAGAAGAACAACCAGATCTCGATAACTTTGAAGAACTAGAAGATGGCACTCTAGTCTTTGGTGCAGTCGCACCCCCACTAGATAACACAGATTTCTATGCTAACTTGGCTGAGAGTATTGATAGCCAAGAGCTTAATGTGATTAAGAATGATCTTATGGACAGTGTTGAGTCTGACAAAGATTCTCGTAGCGATTGGGAACAAACTTATCGTGACGGCCTAGAGTACCTTGGCATGAAGTATGAAGAAAGGTCACAACCCTTTGAGGGTGCAAGTGGGGTGATGCATCCTCTATTGGCAGAATCCGTGACCCAGTTCCAAGCGCAAGCTTACAATGAGATCTTGCCATCGCAAGGCCCAGTTAAAACTCAAGTCATAGGTATGACAACTCCTGAGACAGAACAACAAGCATCACGCGTGCAAGAGTTTATGAATTATCAGCTTATGCAAGTGATGAAAGAGTATGATCCTGAAACTGATCAGATGCTGTTTTATTTACCACTGAGTGGTTCAGCTTTTAGAAAAGTTTATTACGACCAAAATGTTAATCGAGCTGTTTCTAAATTTATTCCAAGCGAAGACTTAATTGTGCCCTATGGCACAACTGACTTGCACAGTGCCAATAGAGTAACTCATGTGGTAAGCATGTCCATGAATGATGTGCGCAAGTTACAGCAAGTAGGTTTTTACAAAGACATAGATATCAGTGATGACAGTTATAACGCTGATGAATATGATGATGTGCAAGAAGAGATAGATGATATTCAAGGCATCAAGCCTAGCTATGGCGATGATGACATGTGTCAACTCCATGAGATTCACACTGATTTAGATATCACTGGCTATGAGGATACCAACGCTGAAGGCGAGCAAACAGGTATCAAGCTGCCATACATCGTTACCATTGCTGATGACAAAGTTTTATCTATCAGAAGAAACTACAAGCAAGAAGATCCACTCAAACAAAAAATTAATTACTTTGTGCATTACAAGTTTTTACCAGGCCTAGGTTTCTATGGCTTTGGTCTAACGCACATGATCGGAGGCTTATCGAAAGCCTCAACCTCAATCTTACGACAATTAATCGATGCAGGTACATTATCCAATTTGCCAGCAGGGTTTAAGGCTCGTGGGATTCGTATTCGCAATGACGATCAACCTTTACAACCTGGCGAGTTCCGTGACATGGACGCTCCGGGAGGAAGTTTGCGAGACGCCTTCGTACCTCTACCGTTCAAGGAACCTTCTCAAACGTTACTTTCTCTCCTGGGAATCCTTGTTGATAGTGGAAGGCGTTTCGCTTCGATTGCTGATTTGCAAGTGGGCGATGCCAATGCCAATGCACCAGTAGGCACAACGGTTGCCTTGCTTGAGCGTGGCACGAGGGTTATGTCTGCAATTCACAAACGTTTGCATTCAAGTCAGCGCATAGAGTTTGAACTCCTTGCGCAAGTCTTTGCTGAGTATTTACCACCAGACTATCCATACATGACAGCCAATGGCAATCAAGTTATCAAGCAAACAGACTTTGATGAGCGTGTGGATGTCTTGCCGATCTCAGATCCAAATACTTTTTCTATGAGCCAAAGAGTCATGATGGCTCAAGAGTTACTTAGAACAGTACAAAGCAATCCGGAGATTCATGGCCCCAATGGTATTCACGAAGCTTACAGAAGAATGTATGCATCAATGGGTGTGCAAAACATAGAACAGTTATTGCCACCACCCCCACAACCACAACCCATGGACCCTGCAAGTGAGAACGCAGGTTTAATATCTGGTATACCGCAACAAGCTTTTGCAGGCCAAGATCATGACTCTCACATTAATTCACATATGTCTTTGTATGGCACTGTAACTGCACAAACCAATCCGCCAGTTTTATCTTTGATACAAGCACACATTTATCAGCATGTATCTTTTAGAGCGGCTGAGATAGTGGATCAACAAAATGCACAGAATCCAGAGTTCCAAGCAATGCTACAGCAAATCAGTATGTTGCCACCGGAAATAGCCATGGGCTATCAGCAACAACTACAGGATTCTGTGGCTCGTGATGTGGCCGCAGTGGTATCGCAGTTGACTGAACAAATCAATCAAATGTTTATGCCACCTCCGCCTATGCCAGATCCATTGGTAGAATTAAGGGGCAAAGAACTAGACATTAAAGCTGATGATGTACAACGCAAGCGTGAAGAGTTTGCACAACGTCAACAGTTTGATGCAATGCGAGTTATGCAAAACAAAGATCTTGCAGAGCAAAGACTAGCAATTCAACAAGAAATTGCTATGATGAAAGATGCTATTGCTCGTGAAAGAATCGAACAACAGAATCAATTTAAAGCAATGGATATCATGCGAGGTAACAAATGAGTTCAGTTAGACAAAAAATGGCAGCCATTAACAAGGCTGCGATGAAAGAAGAAGAGGCAAGATTACAAAATGGCAATCAACCGATCATCAATGAGGATGCAAATAACGAAGCCGAAAAGGTCGAGAAAAAAGCTGTTAAAAAAACAGTCGCTAAAGTTAAAAAAACTGCGACTAAAGCTAAAACCAAAGCGAAAAAAACAACAGCTAAAAAAACCAAAAGTAAGAAGAGTTAAGATTGCCTCTAAAAAAAGGTAGCAGTAGGAAGACAATATCTGCTAACATAAAAGAGTTAAAGAAATCTGGCAAGCCGCAAAAACAAGCGGTGGCCATCGCACTAGCGCAAGCTGGTAAGAAAAAAAGAAAGGTGAGTAAAAATGGAAAAAGTAAAAAACGTAAAAGCAAGCGTTAGCATCAAAGACCAAGGCACTGTAAACTACAAGCAAGTAGAAAGTATGCCAAACCCAGGTGCACCTAAACCATATGGCAAAGGTAAATCTCGTGGTGGAGGAGCTGCTTTAAGAGGCACTAAGTTTAACGGAGTTTCTTAAATGGCGATTGGTGATGCAATGGTTGCACCTGCTGGTTTACAAAATCAGATGTATGGTCAACCAA